ACGCATCGTAGACCGGATCGTTGTTGAAAAACGACGCGACGTCGGCGAAGTCCATGGTTAGGTTCCCAGGACAGGATCGCTGGCTAGCCCAACCGAGACCACCAACGTGCGCGCGGCGGCGCTGGTCACCGGTGCGCTAGGGTTCACCGCGGCGTAAGCGGCCTGCAGGCGGCGTTTCATAACGGCCAGCACGGCCTGCACGTCCTGCCGCAGCAACTTGAACGGGTCCGTGGCGCGCACGTACTCCGCCTTTTCCTCTAGGATGCTCTGGAAGGAAAACATCGGCAGGGCGGCAAGGCATTGGTTTGCCACGTGGTAAGCCGCGTAGGCCGAAGCCAACTCGACGAAACGCTCCTGAATGTCCGTGCGTGTGTCGAGCGAGCCGATCGTGGCGAAGTCTGCCACCAGCTGGGAGTGCATTTCGAGCATATCCTCACGCAGACGCACCGAAAAGATCGAGCGGGTCAGGACGGCGTCGGTCAGCTCCTTGGCGGAAACGCCAAGGACGGCACGGACGTCGGCTGTGGAGACAAGTTGAGCAGGCATGGGTTCCTCCGGAGATGGAGGTATTGTGGCACAGAAATTGCTTGATTAAAAGAAAGGTCCGCCGCGTGGCGGACCTTTCTTTACGCCGACACTCCGACTGCGGAGATCTTGGGCACTGTCAGCTGTCGATGCTTCATGCTCCACTCCATGCCGATCCGGTTGCAGGCGAATTTGACGGCCAGCGTCATCAGTTTGAGCTGGGTCATGCTGGCACCGGTGTGAAGTCGACGTAGAAAGTGTCGCCTGCCTTGAACTTACCCAGCAGCGCCGGGTTAGTGATCGTCATCTGCAGGCTGGCCGACGGCGTCCAGGTGGCGAATGTGTTGTCCTCGTCCGTGCCGTCGGGCGGGTAGCCGCCTGATTTGCACACGGCGTTCAGGAACAGCGTGGTCGAACCAGTGCTGTCGGTGGCGCTGGTGACGCGCATCTTGGCACGCATCGCGGTGCTCATGCCTTCACCTCGGCCTTGGCCGGTGCTTCAGCTGCGGCTTCCGCCTGGGCGGCTGCCAGCGCGTCGTCGACCGGCATCTTGCCGTTGGCGAGACTCTGGACGCGCTCGGCATGACGCTCGCGCTCCTGGCGCGCCTGGTCGTCGGCCGCGTTCTGGGCAGCGACCTTGTCGATGTCCTTCTGGCTCGGCTGGTCGTCGCTCGGGTCGGTGGTGCGCCGCAGGACTGGCTGATTCACGACCCAGCTGGTCACGTCGGCCTTCTTGGTCTCACCCGGCGCCCAGCGGGTGCCGCTGATCGGATCTTCCATTGGGAAGAGGGCGTCATTGCGCAGCCAGGCGCGCTGAACGGTAGCGGTTTCGGTCATGGTAGCTCCTTGAGTGTGGGAGGAGGTATTGTGTCACGGAAATTGACAAGCAGCAAGTCTTTGCTACACAAACAAAAACAGCCCCGCAGGGCTGTTTTTCGGGTATTTCGGGTTAGGAGATGATCAACCTCGTGAAAGGAGTCAGCTCCGAGTCACCGAAGGTGCGGTACACCTCCTGCGACCAGTGCATCACCATCATCGAGCTGCGGCGCAGGATGAAGGCCTCGGTCGCCTGGTAATCAGCTTCGGTGTTCGACACCGAGGTGATTGCCTTGCGTGCGTCCAGACCCCAGACTTCGCCGGCCGGGACCGGGCCGCCTTCGGCTGCCGAGTCGACGATGAAGAAGTCCACGTCCTGGAAGTCCAGGTTCGACACGCGGGCCTGCGCTTCCTTGATCGGCAGGCGCGGATCGTAGGCGGACAGGCCCGGACGGCCGGCGCGCGCTTCGATCTTCAGGTAGGTGTCGATATCGCAGATCGCATGCGTGATCTTGCGCGACTTGCGCTTGGTGGTCAGCCACTTCACCCAGGCCTTGTGGGTTATCACGCCGCCGGTCGCGTTGGCGTCCAGCGAGGTCGAGGTGATGGGCGGCACCGAGCCGATCACCATGTCGTTGTCACCCAGGTACAGGCTCGAGATGTAGTTGTAGACGCGCTGGTCCTTCTCGACTTCCATGTAGCGCTTCACCGTCATCGCCACCAGGTCCAGGGTCTGAGTCTTGGTCGCCTGGTCGGACATCTCGATACCGATGCCGTAGGTCGGCAGACGGCGCGGCTTGTCCGAGGTAGTGATCTGCAGCAGCGTCGGCACAGTGCCCAGCTGGGTCACGCGCTGCGCTTTGGCCTTCATCGGGCCTTGCTCGCCTGGCGTGGTGTAGTTGATCACCGGCTGCTCGAAGGTGTCGCCGCCGATCGAGATGCGCTGGCCGATCATGCGGTCGAACATCTGGCTGTCGGTGGTACGGTCCACGTCGACGGCCGACTCGATCGCGGCGATCACGGCCGCCGGGAACAGGTTGCGCGACTGCGAACCGTACGGGCTGCCCTTCTGCTGCACGTTGGTGCCGCTGGCAGCTTCGAAGCCGGACTTACCATCCAGGATCTCGGCGATGGTCGGCGAGCGCAGGCCGAACGGGTTCGCACCCTGCGGCGTGGTGATCAGGCCTTCCGAAGCGCACAGCTGGGCGAAAGGCGAGCCTTTCGACAGATCGGCTTCTGCGTGGAACTTGGAGTTCAGCAGCTGCGGAACCGACTTCTTTTCTTTCTTGGCTTCCGCGTACAAAGCAGCATCGATCTGGATGTGCTCGGCATTGCCGTCTTTATTGAGGAAGAATGCCATTTTGATTAGCTCCCGAGACGAGTGATGACGATGGTGGTGCCGGGAGCGCCGGTACCAGCTGGACCCAGCGACACAACGCGCCAGGGGTGTGCTGCAAGTTTTGCCTGCACGCCGGCAGCGGCGAGGTCCGCCGGGGCGACGCCGATCTGCACGGTCGATTTCACGACTTTCGGGTAGGCTGTCGACATCGCGACGCCCTTGGCTTCCTGCGAGCCGCACACGACGTAGTCGCCGATGGCGATGTTGCCGACGCCTTCGGTGGCCTGCAGACCGTTCGCGGTGACGTAGATTTCCTTCGTCTCCTTGACGCCGCCGATGGTGAAGCCGTCGGACAGGGCCGCTTCGACCGAAACGATCTGCGCCTCGATCACGTCGCCGGCGGCAGCCAGATCGAACTGGGATTCGCCGACCAGCTTGACGAATTTGCCTTCATCCTGGTAGGCCATGTTGCCGCCGGAACCCACGACGCCGTTGACTGCCCGGCCCGAGCCGAGACGGACAGTCATGACGTCAGGAGTCGGACCCGTCGGAGTGATGTAATGTGCTTTGGACATGGTGTGCCCCTTTATTTAACGATGGAACTCTCGACGGCCGCGGTGAACAGCGGGCTGACGGTGGCTTTGGTACCGGACTTTTCTTCCGGTTTCTGTACTGCGGCAACACCGCCAGGGCGGAACTGCTGCTTGAACACGCCGTCGATGCGGTTGAACTGCTCGACGATGTTGTCGTGGGTGTAGCTGGCTGTGATGTCGGCCGAACCACCCAGCGCCACCAGTTTTTCACCGATCGCGGCGCGCAGCGCCTCGGTCATCGGCGCGACCTGGGCGGCCTGAGCCTTCAGGCCTTCGACCTGCACGCTGGCGGCCAGCAGCTTCGCAGTCAGGTCGCTGACCTCGGCTTTCAGGTGCGAGGTCAGGGTGTCCGGCTGGGCAGCGGCAGCTGCCGGAGCGGCAACGCCGGTACCTTCACCGGCCGGAGCGGTGGCAGTCACGGCGCCGTCTGCGGCGGCAGCCGAAGCGCCCGGGGCGGCTGCAGCTGCGGCAGCAGCAGCAGCAGCGGCGTCGGCATCAGCTTCAGCGGATGCCGAAGCGCTAGTAGCAGGAGCGTCGGCCAATGCGGCGACCTCGGTCGGGGAGGCCCCGCGCGCAAGCGCGGCAATTTGTGCGGCGTTAAGTTTCATTTCGGCATCCTTTTGAATGATGGCAATTATTGGGCACGTATTTTGCTTTGTCAACGATTTTTCGCTGCGGCAATAGCCGCGTCGAGGGTCTGGACTTTCTTAACCAGGCCGGCGTCCACCGCGCGCTGGCCAAGGAAGGTCTTGCCCTTGCCCATGTGTGTGCGCACGTGCTCAGCCGAGACGCCCAGCATCTTGCCGACGTGGGCTTCGAACAACGCGTTGACGTCGTCGACCTGGCTCTGCATCTCGGCCTTGGCTGTATCGCTCAAGGTTTCGTACGGATTGCCCAGCATCTTGAATTCGCCCGAGCGCACGACGGTCTTGTCGATGCCCTGGTCGGCCAGCTGGCGCGCATACGATGTGTGGATCTGGACGGCGCCGATCGAGCCGGTGACTGCCATCGGGCTGATCGACAGGTTGTCAGCGGCCGTCATGGCCCAGTAGGCAGCGGACGCGCCAAGGGTCGAGATATGCGCATCGACCGGTTTGACGGCCTTGATCTGGCCGATATAGTCGGCCAGCGGCTGGGCGCCGGAAGCGGCGCCGCCGCCGGAACGGCCTTCCAGCAGGATGCGCTTGACGTCGCCATCCATTGCCGCCTGGGTGAGCGCGTCTTCGATGTCGGCGTAGCCGGTCACGCCGAAGAAGGACAGCCAGCCGGCATGGCCCTCGATCAGCGAGCCGCTGATCGGAATGATGGCCAGGCTGCCCTGCTTCTGCCACATTTTCGGCACTTCAGGCTGCTCGATGCCGCGCGCGAGGACGTCGGTGGCCAGCGCCTGGGCGCTGATGCGCGCGCGCTCGACAACGTCATAACTGGCCGGATCGCCAGCCCAGAGGATGTAACTCATTTCTGTGGTCCTTTCGGTTTGCTCGGCGCGGACGACTTCTGGCCTTGCTGGGCGGCGCCCTGCTTATTGCCCATCGGGTTTTCCGAGCCACTCGACGTGCCGTCGCCCTGCTGGCCCGGCGCGCCGCCGGCCTGCGCCGCGGCATTGCCGGAGTAGAAGCCGGTACCGGACAACGGCTTGAAGCCGGTCGGGGTCATTTCGCCCGTCAGCTCGATCGAGGCCTCGTCATCAGTCAGGAAGCCAAGGCTCAGCTGCTCGAGGATGCGGGCCTGCCTCATGGAGTTGAAGGATTCGAGCTCCAGCGTCGGGCGCAGGTTGATGGCGTCGAATTCGAATTCGACAGTGACGTCCTGGCCGAACAGGCGCACACCCAGCGTGATCGCCTTGGAGATCAGCTCCTGCAGCTTGATGCGGATGATGCCGTTGGCGCTCATCATGAAGACCAGGGTCTCGGTCGAGGCCACATTCTGCGAGCCCGAGCCGTGGCCAAGGATCGAGGGCATGACTTTGGCTCCGGTGGAGACCTTCTCGTCGAAGATGTTCTTGACGGTGTCGAAGCTCTCGGCGCTGTTGGTCGACTTCATGTCGACCACGCTGACCGTGAAGAAGTCGAAGTGGACGATCGCGTCTTCCGGATTCATCGTGTTGATGATCGAGTTGATCGAGTCGATCGTCCCATTCATGAAAGCGGCTTGTGCTTCCGGGTCATTCAGGATCTCGGGCGGCAGGCGCTCGCGCAGCTTTTCCTCGTCGATCTCGACGTCGTAGCGCGGGTACACCGCGCGCTTGCAGATCCGGCGCATGTCGTTGGCGAAATCCGCCGCCGTCAGGACCGACTGCACCGCGGACTCGAATGGGCTGATGCCGTAGGCGGTCAGCAGATCCTGGTCGATCGAAGTGTAGAAAAAGGTCGGGATGTCGAGGTCGATGTATTCGCCGCCAACCAGCTGCTGGGCCTTGATGCCCTGGCTGTTCTTATCCTCGACGAACACCACCTGCGAGACCGGCACCGGCTGCAGCTTGTAGGGCATGCGGTTTTTGTCGAGCACCAGCTCGAGCGCCATGGCACCTTCGAACAGGCCCTCCTTGCCGAGCGCTTCGCAGACCGAGCGCAGGCTGGACACCTGGGAGAAGCCAGAGGCATAGTCCGGCATGAAGTCGAACTGGCGCAGAATGGTGTTGGCCAGCTGCGTCGCCTCGCGGTTGAAGCTGCCGTCGATATTGCGCGCCCGGACTTTCCACTTTTCTGGAATGCCTACGCGCAGGAAGGCGTTGGTTGCGGCCGACAGGTCAGGCGTCAGGCGCGCCAGCGCGCGGATCGCGGCCGGCGTGTTGGCCGCTTGGCGCGCGGCTGCGGCGATATCGGTCTTGGCTGCCTGGCTATCGAGTTTCCTGAGCGGAGAGATGGTGTACGCAGTGTTCGGGACGTAGCCGGGCTGGGTAACCTGCTTGTTCGGCGTCTTGGGCGTCTCGATCAGCGGCATCTCCGGCAGGCCGGTAGCAGGCTGCAGCGTGCCCGAGCCCTTGCCGGACTTGGGCGCGATGGCTTTGGCAAGAAATTGTCGGGCGGCATTAAACATGACGCCGAGTATCGCAGCAAAATATCCTGCTGGCAAGGATTTTGCTTAGGGAAAGAAAAAGCCCACCAAAGGTGGCGGGCGAGGTCTAGAGCAGGGTCAGCCTACCGCAGCTGTTGCAGCCCGTCAACAAAAGAAAAGCCCGCATGGCGGGCTTGTCCTCGGCCCGGATACCCAGACCCTTCGATGCCGAGAGAACCCCGACACGTGTTTCAAGAGCAGACAAGCTTAGCCTATCAGAGTTGCAGGCCGGAAAGCAAGTCTTTTACCTTGGCGTTCAGGTATCTGGCGTGGGCCGTGTTTTGGTCGATGGCCGCCGCCAGATCAACTCTCTGGCTCAGCGGGGTACCGACTTTGGCCTCTTCAGGTACAAACACGACAACAGGTCTGAGGCGCTCGATCAGGGTGGCCACATCCTGGTCCAGCCCTTGAAGGGCTTCACGCAGGCCTGTCATGGCGTCGGGAATCTGCGGCTGCAGTTGCTGCGGCAAATTCCCGCCGGCGGATCCGTGAAAGTTACTCGAGTTGATGGAGGTTTCGGCCATGGTAATTGCCCTGTGGGTAGTGGGACCCACAGGGTATAGCAAACTCTTGCCTCGTGTCAATGCTTGACCCGGAAGGTGCCGAACAGGGTGACCCCGGTGAACGGGACGTTGCGCGAGGCGGTGTCCATCAGCTGCGAGGCGACATGCAGGTAGCCCAGGGTGTGCATGAAGTGGTCGTTGCCTTCTTTCGACTTTGCCCAGGTATAGACCAGCTCCTGGTTCTTGTCGAAGATCTGGGTCCGTTTCATGTCCAGCATGTGCAGCGCCCACAGCTTGTCGGTGTGATCGCCGCTTGGCGCCCACAGCAACTGCTTGTTCTTGTAGAGCATCATGACTTCGTCGAAGTTGATGTCTCGCATGATCTGTGCCTGGTTGATCGGCAGCTTGCCCTCGCTCTTGTCCTCGTCGACCATGGTGATCTTGTAAGTCGTCAGCAGCTTGCTGTTCGAATAGACGCCCCCGTACAGGTTCTTATCCTGTTTTTGCATCTGGTGCACCAGGTGCGTCTCGGGGAAAGAGTCGATCACGGTGATCAGGACACGGAATTTGGCGGCCAGCTCGCGCCGGCGAACCGCAAGGGTCGCCAGTTTGCACTGCTCCTTGTGCACCACCAGCAGCTCACCGGCCAGCGTGCGCCGGCCGACGGCGATGTGGCAGATCTGGCCGACGTCGATGCCCATGGCGTGCAGTTCGTTGCTGGTCAGCGGAATGGTTGCCTTGCACTGCTCGATGTCGGCCTCGTTCAGCTGGGCGTTGCCGGCGTCGGCGGTCTCGCCCAGCGCCTGGTTGACGAATTCCGCCCAGGTCTTGTACTTCGTGATTTCCAGGATGAGCGACGGGATCGAGACGATCTTCGGCACCTCGAAAGGCGTGACGTAGTAGCCGATCGCTTCGTAGTTGTCCTCCGGGTTTTCGCAGATCCACTGGCGGTGTTCGGGCGCCAGGCTCGGCTCCTCGTCGCAGACCGGGCAGTGCAAGCGCGCCTGTTCCCAGAGGAGCGAGTCGATATTGTGCTTGTTGATGTCCTTGAATTCGCCGGTGTAGCCTGGGATCTTCACGTGCTTGTGGAAGTTCGGGATGAACTGGGTGCCGCAGTGGTTGCAGGTGCAGGCGCGGCGCATGCGCCGGGCCGTGGCCATCTCCAGCGCGATGCCGCGGCCTTCGGTCGTCGGCGTGCCGAAGCGGCGCGTGAGCTTCCATTTGCTGTGCTTGATGCGCGACTGGAACTGGGCAAGGGTGTCCGGATCCGAGCGGTCGACCTCGTCGTGGATCAGCATGTCGGCCGGCACCGATAGCGCGGTGGTGGTACCCGAGCAGCCGCGCATGTAGAGCAGGCTGGTGCCGATCGACTTGATCTTCGTGTTGTTCAGGTCGTTGTCGACTGATTCGCGCAGGTCGGCCGACTCCTCGATGATCGGGTCCAGACGCGTCTTCGTGAAATTCTCGGCGTCGGCCGCGAAGGGTAGCGTCATGATGACCGAGAAGTAGGGCATCACTCGGGAGACGGCAAGTGCGTAGCGTGCCATGCATTCGGACAGGCCGACCTGCGCGCATTTTTGCACGTACACTGTCTTGCTGGTGTCCGAGATGATGTCCTTCTGGAACTCGTGGTCGTGGAACGAGAAGCGGTCGCCCTTGAGGTAGGTCCTCTCCTCTAGGTAGCGCACGACGTCGCCCAGGTCGTAGCTGTTGAAGAGCGCCTGCTCGAGCCGGTTGAGGTGCTCGAGCAGCGCGGGATCGCTGTGGCTCATGCGAAGACCAGCGCCAGTGGCGCTCCCCAGATAAGGATGGTGCATACGATCAGCACGGTCAGCAGCGGCTGGCGCCGCAGCGGCCGGTAGTGGATTTTGGCGCGGTAGCGGGTGCTCATGATCCAGGTTCCCAACTCAAGAGGTGGCGGTGCTCGTCTGGAATTCGGACAGAGAGGGCGCCGCGGATGATCTTCTCCGCCCAGGCGCCGTCTTTCACGTAAGGCTTGCCATCGCCATCGGTCAGGTAGATGCAGGCCTCGCCTTTGACCAGGTCGACCCATGCGCATGTGCCGCGCATCAGCGGTACACCGCCCAGCAGCACGTCAGTGATGTGCGCCGCGGCTGGATGTTTTCCTATCGCGATTCTCATGGCGCCGGCTCCTCAGCAGGTTTCTGGTCTTCTCGCAGGAAGTCGCCGTACATGTCGAAGAAGCGGCGCTTCATATCGTCGGTGCCGGCCAGCTCCAGGGTTTTTAGCAGGGCGCTCTCGAAGCGTTTGAGGCGTTCGGCGTTGTAGACGACTTTCTGCTGTTTGACGATCTTTTCCAGCTGGGCCGAGACTGAATTGAATACCTGCGATTTCTGGTTGGCTGGCACCTCTTTGTCGTCCTGCACCGAAGCCAGCAGCAGCTGGCCGGCGCGGTACTGCATCCCAAGCTCTTCCGCAAGGTCGAGCTGGCTCAGGTCCAGATTCAACTTCTTGTCCAGCCGCAGGCGCAGCGCGATCAGCTGGCGGTCGTCCAGTCCGTCGAGGGGGTCGGCCTTGGTGTCTAGGCCCTTGTTCATGCTGTAGTCTTTGAGGGCCATCAGCGTGCCTCCCACAGTCTGACCAGGCCGCCAAGGGCGAAGCTGGCTTCGACGATCAGCCAGGCGGTTCCCATCAGGAAGACGGTGCCGAGAGTAACTGCCAGCAGCGCGGTCGCCGGCGATGGGGTGCGGGGTACGCTCATCATTTGCCTCGCAAACGGTAGATGGTGCGCAGGCTGCATTTGGCAGCGACCGCGGCAGCTTTCGGTTCCATGGTCTGGGCGCAGCGCAGGCGATGCTCAGCGCGTGCCTGGCGGATGGTCTTGTCGGTCAATGGCTGGGCCGGCGGGTCGCGCTTGACTTTGAGCTGGCCGAGGACGCGGCACACGTAGGTTTCGTGGGTGCCGAGGAGGCGAGCGACCTCGCGCGCGGTCATTTCTCGGCGCTTGAGGCGTTCGATGTAGGGTTTGAGGTCGTCGCGTAGCATGCAATAAGTATGCCACGGATAAATGTTTTTGCCTAGAAACAGCAAAGAAGTGTGCAAAGTTGCAAAAATTTTCAAAAATCTTAGCAAAAATGCTAAAAAGTTGCGAAAATTTTAGTAAAAATGCTAAAAATTTTAGAAAATTTTCGAAAAATTGCAAAAATCTGCAGAAAGTCGCAGAAAAATTGCAAAAAGCTGCAGAAAATTGCAAAAAGTTGCAGAAAAATTGCAAAAAGTTGCAGAAAAATTGCAAAAAGTTGCAGAAAAATTGCAAAAAGTTTAAAAAACTGCTGAAAATTTTTGGGCACCCAGGAGCGCGCGGCCACCGGCTTGCTACCAGGAAAGTACACCCGTCACCAAGCCCTTCACAGCCTGCCCAAGCGGCGACACAATCGCCGCAGGCCAGCACCCGTGCGCCGCCCGCGCCCTGTACAGGCCCGTTTAACGCGTGCCAGACCGATTGCTGAAAAGAAATGTGTTAAATCACGACACAAACCTGCCTATTATTTCGGCAGAATTAACAATCTGTGCAACAAAACTACTGTATGCTTACCCAGTAAATAGCCCAGGACTATCGGCCCGATAGATAAATACAATGGGACAAGCGCACAGTTAAGGAGCATAATTACTACTCGTTGTATGGTTCTGTAAGTTGTAGGTTGCAGGGCGGCAAGGTTGCCGCGAATCCCGAATCTAATTGCTGTCACCCAATAGGAGTCTCAAATGAAAGCCACCCAATCCCGCGCCGTTGCCATGTCCGACCTGTTCCGCGCCATCGCTGGCGAACCGGAAGCGCAGTTCGATCTCATCGCCTGCACCGTGTATAGCGCCGCCCGCACCCTGATGCAGGCCGGTAACAAAACCCAGTTCAACAAACTGCAGGCGGACGCCAACATGTACGGCGCCGATACCAGCGAAGCGAACAAGGCCGCCAAAGAGGCGCTCGGCGCCAAAACCCTGACTGCGCAGGTCAAGCGCTTCAAACAGGTCTATTTCGCGCTGCAAATCGCGCTGGCACAGTGCGGCGTCCCTGCCGACATGCAAAAGGAATTGCCGCAAGACAAGGTGGCGCGTGATGCCGCACTGGATGCCGCCGCCGACGCCTACAGCGCCGAATTCACGTCCATCTTCATCGCCACCGTCAGTATGCCGGAAAAGACCGACGAGGAGCGCGCCGCAGCTAGCGCCGCTGCCAAGGCCAAGCGCGAAGAGAAAGCCAAAGCGGCCGAAAAAACCGCCAAACAGGAGCGCGCCGAGCTGGAGCAGACGATTCGCGCCAGCATCGGCGAAACCCGTGCGCCGTCCATTGATGACGTGCTCGACATGGCAATCAACGCGCTCAAGGCCGGTCTGATGACGGACACGCAGGAACAGGCCCTGCGCGTGGCGCTGTCGATTCGCGAAACCGATAAAGCCATCGCCGCCGCTGCCGCTGCCGAACCCGTCGCCGCCTGACCCCGATAGCGCCACCATGGCGCTATCCACTAGGCCGCGTGCGGCCTACTGGATAGCCTCATTTTGCGCGCCTGTCACACGACGCTGACAGGTAACGCGTGCTGTTGCTGGGACTGGTTTCGCTGGCGTGATTCGCCCGTGTCGCCGCCCGGCTTCGGAACCCTCTTTAACAATGTGCCCGCATATTTGCGCCAGTCTGGAGACTGTCGCGCGCCTTGCTTCGCGCCGTGCATTCGGTGGCGTCGTATCGCGCGCCTCGGTGGATAGCTGGAGTGCGGTATGCGGGACATCAGCAGAAAAGCATAATCCGACGCTATCGCGCTCAGGTTGATGAACGATGAGATCGGGCTGTATGTAAATAGCGTTTGCAGACACCGGAATAGCGGGTTTGCGCCATGAATGAATTTGAAACGGCATTCTACAGGGTAGGCCAGGACAGGCTATACCGAAAATGGGAAGCGCAGGGCACACAATGACTTGCACCGGCAAAACCGGGCATACAGATAACGCAATCCAGCGGGTAGCAGAGGATTATGCGGCAAACCTAATCCGGGCTTAGAAAACCCGGCCACGATGAGTGGAACCGCTTTGGCAGGCGGTAGCGCCTTTCCCGGCGCGAATAGGGAAAGGAAATACTCTGTGCCCGGTGTATCGGGTTGATACGCGCTGCACCGGGCACAGCGATATTTCTTGGGAGTGAGAATGAGAAAGATATTGAGGTTGCCGATTAAGACGGAGCTGGTTTTCAATGCGGCGCAATATGCAAAAACGTTGCCAAAACCGCATCAAAACCTGATTTTGGAACAAAAAATCGAGAAAAAATCAAAATTGTTCGATCCCGAGATCGTGCAGGTGCCACCGCGCCGAAAAATGAAACGCGGTTATCGGGTCGAGGCGACTGGATGGCCCATGCCGCCCTTGCGCAAGGGCGAAAAGAACCGCCCTGACAAATCCGAACAGCGTACGAATCTCACCTTCAACTGGAGCCCAGCATGAAAATGCCAAAAATCCTCTTTTCCATCCTCGTCATCATCGTCCTGCTCGGCATCGACAGCCAAGCCGCAGACGAGGACGGCTTGCAGCATTACGGCCTGATCCTGCGCGGCCTGATCTGGTTCATCATCGCCGTGCACGGCGTGATGGCGTACGGGGGCGTGCGCTCGATCGCCAGCGAGGTGGCAGGATGATCTACGTCTTTGCCGCCCTCTGGGTCGTCTTCTGCGTCGGCGTGCTGACGATGTTCGCCATTGGCCCTTGCGAGGAAACGAAATGAACGAGCTGTCCTTCTCCGCGCGCCGCGCGCTGCCATCCGACAACGTGGACAAGCCGTTTGTGGTCGAGCATTCGAGCGGCCG